GCATCAGTTGACATTTCTAACGATGTAGTTGTTGGTGGTGGACTAACTGTAAACGGAACATCAGAATTTATTGGAAGTGCCATCTTTAGAGGAGGCACTATTGGTATTGGAGATTCTGTAAGTGATGATATTAATGTTTCTGGTGAATTTATATCTAATTTAGTTCCAAATACAGATAATACTTATGATCTCGGTATTGCATCCCAGAGATGGAGAAATGGTCTATTTTCTGGATTAGTAACTACCACCAATTTATATGTATCTGGCATATCTACTTTTACAAATAATTTAGATATTTCTGGTGATTTAAATATTGTTGGATTTGTATCAGTTACTGAAGGTCTTTATTATGATAACGAATACTATGGACCTAATGGTATTGCATTTTTCGATAATAATGGAAAATTAACTGGAGCAGCTAGCACAGAGTCTGCAATTAATACAAGTAACTATATATTAACAACACTAGAAACAGCAGGAATAGGAACTCCTGTATGGACAAGCACTATTGATGGAGGAGAATACTAGTGGCAAAACCAAGCACAAGACAAGCATTAGTTGATTATTGTCTCCGTAGACTTGGAGCACCTGTATTAGAAATTAATGTTGACGATGATCAAATAGATGATCTGGTTGATGACGCAATTCAATATTTTAATGAACGTCATTATGATGGTGTTGAAAAAATGTACTTAAAGTACAAAATAACAGACGATGATATTTCTAGAGGTAGAGCAAGTGGTACTAGTGGAGTTGGGATTGTAACAACAACAGGAACATCAACTATTGTTGGTGCGGCAACTACTTTCAGTTTTTATGAAAATTCTAATTATATACAAGTTCCAGAGTCGGTGATAGGTATTGAAAAGATATTTAAGTTTGATACCAGTTCAATTTCTGGTGGAATGTTTAGTATAAAATATCAATTATTTTTAAATGATCTATATTATTTTAATTCCGTAGAACTTCTTCAATATTCTATGGTCAAATCATATCTTGAGGACATTGATTTTTTACTGACAACTGATAAACAAGTAAGATTTAACAAAAGACAAGATAGATTGTACCTTGATATAGATTGGGGGTCACAGGTTGCTGGCGACTTTATGGTAATAGAGTGTTATAGAGCACTTGATCCAGAGGCATTCAGTCAAATTTATAATGATAGTTTTGTTAAAAAATATTTGACCTCTCTTATTAAGAGGCAGTGGGGTCAGAATCTAATTAAATTCAATGGCGTTAAATTGCCTGGTGGAATTGAACTGAATGGTAGACAACTTTATGAAGATGCAGAAAGAGAACTTGAGGATATTAAGCAGAGGATGACCATGGAATATGAATTACCACCCTTAGATTTTATTGGATAATCATGACACTCAATCCCTTTTTTTTACAAGGTTCTGCTACAGAGCAGTTTTTAATACAAGACTTGATAAATGAGCAATTAAAAATTTATGGAATTGATGTTTATTATATCCCTAGAAAGTATTTGAAAACGGACGATATTTTTAGAGAAGTAGAATCATCAAAATTTAATGATAATTTTATTATTGAAGCATATCTCGATAATTATGAGGGTTATGCTCCAGGTTCTGATTTGATGACAAAATTCGGATTAAGATTGAAAAATGAAATAAATTTGATTATTTCTAAAGAAAGATTTGAAGAGTTTATAGCACCATTTTTGGATGGAATAAATTATTCAATTCAGGAAGGGGGTATAACGGAATATGATATTAGAAATCTTACAACAAGACCAAGAGAAGGAGATTTAATATATTTTCCCCTTGGGGAAAGATTGTTTGAAATTAAACGTGTAGAGGTTGAAAAACCATTCTATCAATTGGGCAAAACATACGTTTATGAATTGCTATGTGAACTTTATGAGTATGAAAATGAAGATATTGATACCTCGATAGAAGAAATTGATAATACTGTTCAAGACGAAGGTTATATTACAACACTAACTTTGGAACCAGTCGGAACTTCCGCAACTGCAACAGCAACTCTTGGTGGAGTTGGAATGATTGGTCAAATTATATTGACCAATGATGGATATAATTATACATCAACACCAATAGTAACTATTTCAAATTCGCCAACAGGAAATCCAGAGGATAATGCAACCGCCGTAGCAATTACAACTTCTGTTGCTGGTGTTAGATCTGTAAAATCTATCAGAATAGTAAATGCTGGTTTAGGTTACACTTCCTCAAACCCACCAATAGTTACTATTACTGGAGGAAATGGTGTTGGTGCATCGGCAACTTGTGTTGTTGTTGATAATGGAATTCAATACCTTACAATATCCAATGCTGGATCTGGTTACTACACAGAACCTACTGTTAGTATAAGTGGTCCTTCAATTGGACAAACTGCGACGGCAAAAGCAATTATCAGTGGTTTGGGAACAATTTCTTCTTTACAACTAACAAATGCTGGATATGGATATACAGAAACACCAACGGTAACAATAGAAAATATATCTTCTGTTGGGGTTGGAACCTATGTTATCAATGAAACCATTACCGGGTCTCTATCAGGAACGACTGCAAAAATTAGAAATATAAACTTTAGAACAGATATTGATGGGAATAACCCACCTATTGAATTATTTGTTGGTGTTAATAATGGACAGTTTTCTGCAGGTGAAACAATCGTTGGGTCAGAATCTTCTGCTACATATATACTTAAATCGTATGATAATAATAGTTATGAGGAATCTTATGATATCAATGAAGAAATCGAAACAGAAGCAGACAATATCTTAGATTTTACGGAAAGTAATCCCTTCGGAGAATATTAATGTTAGGAACTTATTTTTATCACGAAATTATACGAAAAACTATTGTTAGTTTCGGTACTCTTTTTAACAATATCTATATTAGACATGAGGACAAAAACAATAATATAGTTGACGAAACTAAGGTTGGATTATCGTATGGTCCAATGCAAAAGTTCCTTGCAAAGATTGAACAACAGGCAGATTTAAAAAAACCAATTGCGATTACATTGCCTAGAATGTCTTTTGAGATGGTTTCTTTACAATATGATCCGACAAGAAAAACTAGTATAACACAAACTTTTAGAGCATGTGATGATAGTGGAAATATAAAAAAAGTTTATATGCCAGTTCCTTATAACATTGGATTTGAACTTAGTATATACTCAAAATTAAGTGATGATGCTTTACAGATTATTGAACAAATACTTCCATTTTTTCAACCATCATTCAATTTAACTTTAGATTTGATTGACTCTATCGGTGAAAAAAAAGATATTCCTATTATCCTTGACAGTATTGATATGCAAGATGATTATGAGGGTGATTTTAGCGTAAGAAGAGCACTTATTTACACGCTAAGATTTACTGCAAAGTCATATATGTATGGTCCTATTGCTGAATCTACTGAGGGTCTAATCCGCAAGGTTCAAGTTGATATGTATACTGATACTAATACTCAAACTGCCAAGAGAGAAGTTAGATATACAGTAACACCAGATCCAATCAATGCCGAACCAGGAGACGATTTTGGATTTAGTGAATTTTGGGAAGATTTTTCAGATTCTAAAAATTATAGTTCAACTCAACAAACTGATATTTAAAAATTATGTCTGATAATTATGATTCCATCGATGAAGCTCTCAATATAGAGAGTAAGATTGTAAAAGCAGAAAAAGTTTCGTCAGAAATTGAAAATGTAAAACCGAAAGGTCCCGATATCGAAAAGGATTATCAATATACTCGTGCCAATCTATATTCATTGATTGAAAAAGGTCAAGAGGCAATCAATGGAATTATGGAACTTGCCGGTGAAGGTGGAAGTCCAAGAGCATATGAAGTTGCTGGTCAGTTAATCAAAAGTGTTGCAGACACAACTGATAAGTTGATTGATCTTCAGAAAAAACTTAAAGATGTTGAAGATCAGTCTGTAAAAACCACAAACAACAACGTTACCAATAATGCCGTATTCGTTGGTTCAACATCAGAACTTCAAAAGTTACTCAAGCAAGGTTTTCTAAATAATAAAGAATAATATCTTCCTCTAATGGGTTGGTCCGAAAAATATAAAAAATCTATTGATTGTGACAACCCAAAAGGTTTTAGTCAACGTGCTCACTGTCAGGGACGAAAAAAGAAAATGTCCGAAGAAAAAAAAGATCATGAATATTCTATGGCTCGTTCTGAAGTAAAAACCATTCAAAACGCAGCAAAACGTCTTCAAAAGAAGATGGGTA